ATAAAACAAATATTTTTGCGTATTTTTGCACAAAAATATGAATATTTATACGTTTTAGGGGCAAATGGAGAAGTTTTCAGGATTAAAAATGCCCGATGGTGAGCCAATTCTGACTCAGGAATATATCAACTCCCTCCAACAGCAGGCTATAGCAAAAAAACTAAGGAATGCTTACGTGCCGCAAGCTGGAGGTCAGGAGAATATGCTCGCTATTGACGTGGATATTCTGATATGCGGAGGAAGCCGTGGAGGATCGAAGTCTTTCTCCCTTCTCATGGAAGCCCTCAAGGACATTCTCAACCCCGATTTCCATGCTGCCGTGTTCCGAAACAACAAGAAGGCGATGGAGAAACTGATACGAGACTCCCGCAAGCTCTATTCTCAGTTCGGCACCTACAACAAGTCGCAGTCGGATATGACCTGGAACTTCACGGCTGGAGGTACGCTTGGCTTCTACTATCATGATGACTCCGACGATGATTTCAAGGAGCGTTTTCAGGGACAGGAATATGCCTATATCGCCATCGACGAGATCACGCATATCTCTTATAAGAAGTTCAAATACCTCACCACCTGTAACCGTAATGCCTACGGCATTAGAAACAGATTCTGGGGAACGTGTAACCCTGATCCGCGTTCTTGGGTTAGACAGTTCGTTGACTGGTGGATCGACAAAGACGGATATATCGATCCCGCAAAAGACGGTAAGGTACGCTATTGCTTCATGAAGGGTGAGCGCATCAATCAGATTGTCTGGGGTGACAGCAGACATGAGGTTTACCTCAAATGTAAAGACGATATTGATGAACTCTGGAAGCCTGAGTTTGATGCCCTCGGACTCGATAAGGAGGAGACGATGGTAATGTCTGTGGCCTTTGTCCGTGCAGACCTCGCACAGAACCCAATGCTGCTTCTTTCTGACCCGTCCTATCTGTCACGACTGGCTCAGCAGGACAAAGGCCAAGTTCTACGCGACCTCAAGGCAAACTGGAATGCCTCGGAGGCTGGCGACGATATGATCTCATACGACGAGCTGGAATCGATATTCTCAAATCCGGCTCAGTATGGTGACGGCAAGCGACGGTGTACGGCCGATATTGCACTTGAAGGTGGTGATAACCTCGTCATGTACCTGTGGATCGGATGGCATGTGGCAGACTTCTGCTGCATCAACGTAAATTCCAAGACCGCTGTGTCGGTCATCAGAAGGAAACTAAGGGAGTGGGGAGTGGCAGAAGAGGATTTCTGCTATGACTATCAGGGTATCGGACAGCTTGTGAAGGGATTCTTCCCAGAGGCCATACCGTTTAACAACCAGTCCGCTCCCATCGCAGAAGACGATGATGACTACGAGGGCGTGAAGTATCTCTATAAGGACCTCAAATCGCAATGCGCGTACATTATTTATCGTAAACTCAAGGAAATGGGACTCTCATTCGAGGAGAATCTTCTCGATACGAAAGTCTCAGGAAACGGCTACGAGGATATTCTCTTTAGGGACGTTCTGCAGAAGGAACGTATGTCGCTCAGACGCGATCCAGATACGAAAGACAAGGGCTTCTGTCTTATGCCCAAGAAGAAGTCGAAACTGATTGTAGGACACTCACCTGACTGGTGGGAATCTCTGTATTTCCGTGCTTACTTTGACATTGCCCAGCCCGTTCAGCTCAACATTGAGAATGACTGGATGCTTGGTGCCGAAATGGATATGGATATGGTCGAAGACGATGATTTTGATTATGAAATGGATTTTAATTAGTATAGTGTATGACAAAAAGCTTAGATTTTAAAGAAATCCTTGTGCGCAATCCTGTATACAAGGTGTTGCCAAGCGACTCAAATCTGAAATTTGAGACGTATCAAGGTGTTGACATGTCGGAGCCTGACGATCCGCTGAAGCTGCAAGTTTATACGCAGTCGCAGATGCTTCGTGAGTATTATCCTTCAGGTCACAATATCAATAATCCGATTCTGTACCCTGACGTGTGGAAGAAGGCACCAGTGCCGGGAAAGCCTAACAAGGCACGCTATTTCCGTCAGCCTATCACGCGCGTCTCTCTTGCTTTCCAGCGTATCATCAAGATCAAGGCCAACGTCCACATCTGCGGAAACGATGCTCAATTTGAGCTTGCATCACCCGAGAGAGACGAGAAGAAGACGCTGAAAGATACATTGTCACTGCTTGAGTTCAAAGAGGGCTGGCTCACGATGGGAATGGAAGAGCGTCTGTATGATGCTGTCGATTCCATCCATACCGTATCTGATGCGGCCATCGTAGGTTACTTCGATGATGAAGGGGAACCACAGGCGAGGGTATTCTCTTTCATCAACGGCGATAAGCTCTATCCGCATTACGATTCCATCACTGGCAAGATGAAGCTCTTCGCCCGCAAGTACCGTGATCTTGATGAAGACGGAAAGAGCACGACCGAGTGGGTAGAGGTGTGGGATAACAAGTATCTCTACCGTTACAAGCGCGACATCAACAGCAACGAACTCATTGAGAAATTCAAGGGCTTCTTCGGACTTGGTGGATTCAAGATGGTTGGTGAGCCAGTAGAACACGGATTCCCGTTTATTCCCGTAGCCTATCATGTGAACACCGAAGGTCCTGTGTGGGCTTTCTCTCAGGACACCATCGAGAAATACGAGGAGGCAATGTCTTACTTCTTCGAGAACAACAAGGCATACGCTTTCCCGATCTTCTATGCCAAGGGAAAGGGCGTGAAGATTCAGGGCAATATGAACGGTGCCGTCAAGGCCGTTGCCATCACGGACCCGAAGGGAGAGGCTGGCTTCTTGAATCAGGCCGATGTCTCTGCATCCTACAACACCTTGCTCACGAAGCTCTACGATCTGATTTACGAGCAGTCCTTTGCCGTCAAGCCGCCCGAATTGAAGTCCGGCGATCTGCCAGGCGTAGCCGTCAAGCTGCTTTTCAGCCCTGCAATAGAACTGGCCATCGGTGGCGTTGCCCACTATCAGGACTTCCTTGAGCAGTGTGTCCGCATTGTCAAATACGGATGGGGATATAAGATCAACAAGGCCGCTACGCTTATGACATTGCCTATCAAGTCATGGTTTGAGCCGTATATCCATCAGAATGATTCAGAGCTGATGCAGAACCTCCGCATCGGTGTGCAGGATGGGTTTATCTCCAAGCAGACGGCATCTGAGCGTGCATCGAAGTACACCAAGAATGACGAGACAGACCGCATCCTCAAGGAATACAAGCAGATGCAGGAACTTGACCTTCTCTTTGAGACCAAGAAGAAGAAGGCCGAGGTCGAAGCAGAGATTGAAAAAGAGAAAGCCATTGCCAAGGTCAATCCGAAGCAGGGTAATGTCCGCACAGGAAACGGTCGCAACCGCACCACCGACGAAAACGGTAACCACCCTGGCGAAAACAACTGGGATGATTGGGACAAAAATCACTAAGCTATGGATATAAACGTATCATCAAAACTTAATAAGATAGCCCGTAACTACAAACTGACTCCTGAACAGCTTGCATTTGCCGATCTCGTTACGCAGGGATGGCCGGAGGAGGATGCTTGGGCTGTGGCTATCAGAACAGGCACAACGACATGGAACCGCACGGCATTGAAGGCCGAGGTGGCGAAGTTGCTGGCATCGGAACAGGTGCAACTACGCATTTCCGAAAACAAGGAGGTGCTGCGACAATCACAGATAGAGAAGATACAACAGGACATGAAAGACAATGCAGACGAACTTCTTGAACTGGCAACGAACAAGGAGAAGAAACTCATTGAACTGCAGTCCATCCTCAAAGACCTCAAACCCGGTTCCACCGAGTACAACAAGGTCAATGACCAGATCATCAATATCTCACGAATGAAGCAGAACGAAGTCAAGACGGATGACAAGACCATACACTATTATCTTCCTGTGTCATATCCGAAGGGCTGTCAGGACTGCCTTTATTCACGTTGCGACCAGTGCAAATACAAGAAGGAATCGGAAAACAAATAACTTCAACGCTATCTTTGTCATATCAATATGAGGGGAACCACTCGCGAGAACAGTTCCCCTTTGATTATATACTTATTTCTTCAAACCGCCATTGACTACGGCCCTTTCTGTTATGTTTGCGGATAATGTGTTTCATCAGTTTTCGCCTTAAAGGATAGTCGTGCTGTCTCTGCGTGATAAAGCTCTTGACCTCAAGCATCACATATTCATTTGTCTCACAGTCAAAATAGATGAAGTCTGGAGTATATCGGGCCTCACGCTCTTCAATGACCTTTTTTTCTATCCGCTTAACCTTTGTCTTGAGTTGCTTTTCTACAACAACAGTCTCAGCCAGTTCGGGGATGATTAGAAAATGATTATTGCTTCTGTGAAGACCACGTATAAGCCCAGCATCCTCTAATACGCCATACTTCTGTTCAACCACTTTCTCTATCTTAGAGTCGTAGCTTCCTTGCTTTTGGGCACCAAATTTATTTGTCATAGAAGTTTCTTTCTAAGTTTGGTAATGGTTTCACAGATTTTCCCCAACTGCTCTGATACCATTGTATCATTGCACACGGGGACGAAGTTAGGCATTTCCGTTCCGTTCTCGATGGCACAGCAGATATTGTCAATGGTGTCACAAACTCTGGTATGGTCCTCGATAATCTCAATGACATTCTTCTCAATTTCCATCGCTGCCTCCCTTCTCTTCCTGTTGTGAATCGGCAACCGTCTTCGACATGTCAACGATAATTGCCTTGGATTCCTCTTTGGCTTTCAATTCTTCGAGAATCTTGTCATCCTCGGCCTTCTCCTCTGGGGTCTCTGCATTTTTTCTCAATGCAGTCTGACGTTCTATCAAGGCTTTCAGGGCGTTGCCTTTGTCGGCATAGTAGATACTGTCACCCTGTACTGTGGTGTCTGTCATCCACATACCGAACAGGTGGGCAAAGTCGGCGATGCTCTCATACTCAGGCTTGCGTTTCTCCTGAGCCGCAAGCAGGGCCAGAGGCAGAACACGGTCTATATAGAGATAGACACCAGTGTTACAGCAGAACTCAACACTCCAGATCTGACTGATGGCCTCCACTTTGATATAGGGCAGACCGCTACGTGTCAGCTGTTTCTTTACTTCGGGGTGAATGTCCTTGTCTTCACGGATAGACTTCAACTGTTTCTTCGTCAGCGTCTTCGTGTACTTGAGGACGGTGTAGTTCCCCACCTGAATCTTTTTGCCAAAAGGCAATACCAGAATTTCTTGTTTCTCTTCCATGTTAATCGTCTTCTTTTATGAATGTTCCTTTTTCTTCCTTGTATTCAATCTCCATGTCGGCAGTACGGATGACGAAGGGCTGACTGAGCCTGTCCTCGTTACAGCCGTAGATGATATAGCGGTAGCCCTCCTTGAAGTGCTTCTTGCCGAAACCGAACCTTCCCATCGTTTGGCCGAAGAGTTGTCTTGACGGCATATCGACATCGTTATCCTTGCAGAACTGCTCGAGACTCTTATACAGATCCTGTGTGGCGATGGTAACGGATTCCTCATGCAAGGCACCTGGCTCTTTGCGCATACGGTATGAGTTGATCCATGCAAGCACGGGATTCATCTGTAACTGCGCAAGAAGGATCTGTCTTCTGTTACCCTCAGACGAAGGGAACACAAATTTTCTACGCTTCAACTCCCTGCAGCCTCTCAGGATCCAGTTGAAGATACCCGGGTATTCTTCAACAAGCTCCCGTGACAAAGCAGGATTCTGTCTGTCCTTGGGTATCGTGATCTCAAAGGTGATGAATTGCAGCCTGCGGATGAAGCCAAGACTCTGATCGTCGGAGTAGGGCAGCTCGTTCAAGTTGAAGATAAGGAACGGGATATTATAATTCTCCTTCACGTCCTCACCCAGTTTCCTGTCCGTGACACTCTCACCGCTCACGATTCTCTTGAATACACCAGTGCGCTTTCTGCCAAACGTCCGTTGGTCCGAGTCCGAAGACCAATTAAAGATAGCCTCACGCAGCAGCCTACGCGCACGCATACCCTCGTCACCCGTTGCCGTCAAATCATCATAGTCAAGGCCAGAGATCCTTTCCTTGCCGAAGATGCCGATGGCAGTATCATAGATCGTGCTCTTGCCGTTAGCACCGGCACCAAGAAGGATAAGGCACAGCTCTATCTTCGAGGCGTTCTTACCCTCATAGGAGTTATAGACAGTACCACGCTCCATCAGTCCCAGACCAAGGAACATCTGCAGGATCAGGCGTGAGTTCTTATCCGGCAGAACCTCATGCAGAAAATTGTTCCACTTGTTACACTTCGCATTCTCCTTATACTCGTAGGGATGATAATATGTAACATGGAACTCTGGGCTGAAAGGAAACAGCATGTACTTTCTCAGGTCCAGCACACCGTTCTTGAAGGCAATGAGATCATGCCTCGGCAACAGAGGGTTATAGTAGCGGATGATGTCGATGAAGTACTTCTTGCATATTCCCTTATCACCGATCATAGGCACCACCCTCAGATGCTCAAGCAACAGGTCATAGGCTGTGATAATCAGTTCCTCACGGATGGCAACATATATCTTATCGTCATAGAGGTAGAAGCTGCCATCATAGAACTTGATGTCACAATCCTTTGCAAGCATCCTGATCTTCTCGATGAAGTCAAGTTTCAGATTCTGGAACTGCTCGGAGGTCCTGTAACCCCAGCGGCCCTTGAACTTCTCGAAATTGAAGTCACCATTGGAGCAGAGCCTCAGCAGCCCGCCGTAGATCTTATCAATAACTGTACTGTCTCTCATTTATTTTCTGTGTTACATTTTTCCACAACTTACCATTTTTGATTCTTCTTATGATAGTTGGATCAACTGAGTATTTTCGAGCCAATGACCTATTAGAAGATTTCTTATCATTATAGATGGAAATGACTATTTGTTCTGTCAATTTACTCCTGCCATTATTCTCCCCTATGGCAGATCTACCACGAATGACCCTGTCATGTACATTATCGGAGTGGGTGCCAACACAAAGATGATTCGGATTGATACACTCTGGATTGTCGCAATTATGTCTTATGACATATCCTACAGGTATTTCCCCATTAAATGCCATATAAACAAGTCTGCTTAACGCAACAACATGTCCTTCGACTTTTATTACAGGGTAACCGCGATCCTTTGCTTTGTGAGAGGTACATAACCAACAACCTCTATCTGTTTCCTTGTAACTGATCTTTCTTCCTTTAATCGTCAAATCCATATCTTTTGTTTTAATGTAGGGGAGGCAAGGATCGAACTTGCAACCTAACGTTCACGACGTTGCTCTACCAGTGTCAGACTACCGACTTATAGCTACTCCCCGTACCGTTTTAATATTTCTTGAAAAGGAAACTCCTAAACTCAACATCCTTCATGTTTGTGAGATCCGAAATGAGGAATGCCTGACCTATCAACAGAAAGATGTTGATACCAGGCACAAACGCTAATGGAAATGTTACGATGAGTTTCCACAGCGGGAACTTCACCTTATCGCCCTTATTCCAAGTACCATCCCAGCTTTTGTTATCTTTCGTATGATAGGAACGGAAGAAGATCACCCACCACAGATACAATGTGATGAAGATAATCAGATAGTAGAACAGAATGGCCCAGATCATTTCCCAATCACTTTTGAAACGTCAAGAATCTGGCCGTTGCCTCCCATGATGACAGGCACCTTGCCATCCCATTTCTCAATGAAGTCCTCTTGGATGATCATCGGACTCAGAGAAGCCGCAATAGTCCTATTATAGTAAGCCTCAGCATCGGCCTTGATCTTCATGGCCTTAGCATTACCCTCTGCCTTTGCAACGGCAATCTTCGCGTTAGCCTCAGCCTCCTTTACCTCGTTCTCAGCCTTCAAGGCACTCTGAATGGCAGCGTTCTTGGCATCGATCATAGATGTCAGAGACGCAGGAGGCGTGATCTTACTTGTGAACTCCTCAACGATGAAGCCCTCAGCCATCAGCGATTTCTCAAGACGTGCCCTAACGTCTCTCTCGAAGTTCGCACGGTTAGACATGAGTGAGTCAGACGTATAGCTGTTGGCGCACGTTCTGTATGCCTCGTAGATACAGGTCTTGATGTACCCGTCTTCAAGCTCCTTGATGTCAACACGGTATTTCACGTAGATGTCGCAAGCCTTCTCGGGATTGATACGATAAGCAATGGTAGGATCCATTTCAAACAGAGAGGCATCCTTGGCATTCACCTTGATAGTCTCATACTGCTTGCGCTGAGTGAATGTAGGATAGGTGAACACGGACGTTGAAAACGGGTTATAGAACACCCAGCCCTTACATGTTCCCTCAACAGCTCCGTAGTCCTGAGTGTCAGAACTCCACTTGTGGAACTTAACACCAACCTCACCACCGTCAACGACGGTACACGATGTGAAACTCAATGAGGCGACAACCGCCATCATCATAAAAATCAATTTCTTCATGTTTTTAAATTTTAATTAGTAAATATGGTATAATCACCAGTTGAAAACTCTCGCCCAGAAACCACGATTGTTAAGACGCTCTACTTCATCCTTGCCCTCCTGCCATCCAGTCTCGGCAATGCTGAGCTTATCTCTCAGACGCTTAAGTTCATCCTCCATCAGCTTGTTTGACTGATTCAACGTGGTATTCTTCTCACGCAGATCACGATTGTCACCCTCCAGACGCTTCAACTCGGCAGCATACTTCTCGTTGCAAGCCTTCACGTCAGACAGATGATCTTTCAGCTCCACCTTCTCCTTGCAAATCTGGTCGTTGACTTCATCAAGAAGACGAACCTTTGCCTCCAAGACACGCACCTGAGAAAGTGTAGGACGTACACGCTTCTTTACCACCTTGAACGGCAGAGGACCCTTGGTGTTCTTACGAGCCTGAACATTCTCCGTCTCTATACCCTTATAGTTCTCATCCGCCTTGATGGTACATGTCTTTGCATCATACACAAGACCATTGGCCTTTAACGTATCGAAGAAAATCTTCTTCTCCTTCTCGGTAGCATGACGCGCAAAACGCATATCAGTACCCGAAGGAGCATCCGATTCACAATACATCGTCAGACCACAGTAGAACACACCTTCACTACCCTCTGGCACGGTACTACCAGAAAAACGCTCTCCAGTCAGAATACGGATATTACCATAACCGCTGACAATCACATCACCTTTCTTGAAAATCCTGTCTTTGCCTATCATAAGTCGGCCCTCCACATTTTATTTTTAACTTCTTCGTAATCTTCTACCACGTCTATGCTATGGCCACTGTATTCAATAGTGGTGAAGCGAGGCTTAACGCCCCAGGACAGATGAGTCTCTGGATTAGCATAGACCGCTTCAATAGAGTCAGTCCTGATCGACAGCTTTTCACCATCGCTCAGAGCAGTCACTTCAATGAATCCCGCCAGATCAACCATTCTTCAATAACTCAATGGCTTTCTCCAGAGCCTCATTGACCACATCAGCACGCAGACAACGCTCGAACTTACGGCCCTTAGCCACCTTCTCACGCTCTGCCCTGTAACTCTCCAGCAGCTTGATACAACGCTCCTTCGTCATCTTCGACTCAGGCACAAGAGTATCTATGTGCAAAGGAGCAACACGCATGAAGTCACGCACTCGAAGATCATCAACGGCCATACGAATACCCTTCATGCAATCCGTCAGCTTCTTGCACGTTTCCTCAGAAATACCAAACTTGATGTCGATAGGATTAACATACCGCTTGCCGTCCATACCATACATACTACCGTCGGCAAACCTGAAATACATGCCGGTACCAGTAGCAGTAATCTCTACCTGATGCGATACCTTGATCCTGTTTAGATACGTGTCTTCCACCTCATGAAGCATACACTCAGGAAAACACAGAATGAAATCCTCGCCCTTATAGCGAACGTAAACCTCATAACCGTAACCAAGGAACTTCTCGATCCTTCCTACAGCATGAGTCAGATTCAATACAACTAACTTGTCAGGCATCTGAACCTTAGCCTCGTCTGCATTGAAACCGCAAAGATCACCTTTCCTAAATTTCGGGTCCATCTTTGGTTAGTGAACGAACTTGAACGATATTTATAGACCTTTTCAGAACTTCTGTCACCAGTAAACCCCTGATAACCAGCAAATTCCGCCACACAAAACAACGAAATTCACGATTTCTGGATTTCCTGGCCCCAAGACGTTACAATCTATAGTACCTATCTATATCTAACCAAATTGCGATGCAAAGATACAACTTTTCATTAATATCATTCACTATTTATACAAAAAGTGCATATTTATTAGGATTTTTTAATGAACGATATTTTTTCTACACTCTGAGATCGTTAAGAATGATGAACGATTTCGTGACATCTGACGAATTGTTAAAACGGCCCAAAAATTCAGGAAAAAAATAATTTTGAGGCGACCGCCGCCACAAATCTCGTGCCAAAAAAGGGGGTGTAGGGGGTATTTTAAGGGTATTAAAGAGTATTTAACACTCTCTGCAAAAATTCATTAAAATTTGCTGAAATAGCCCTATTTTACACATATTTAACACTATTCCCGATATTATACCTAATAATGTAGGCTGGTTATTTAATATTTTTTAACTTTATTTCTTTGGTTTAACAAATTTTTAGGATTCGCGCCACCATGTCATGGTAATTTATTTTTACGCCACATTGTCATAAGATTTTTCTTTACATTATGATTGATTTATATCAAGTATGATTATACATTTATGCAATAACCTTCTGGAAACGCCTTTAAACAGGGGATTTCATAAAATTGAATATGCAATAATTTTGCGTTCCGAAATAAAGATTCTTTACACTTGAAATGTCAATATTTAATCATTATTTAACCTATAATAACATTGTCGGATTGTGCGCCCACACATCACGATTTTGTAAACATAATTTAACTAACATGGTCGTAACATTAAGTAATATTTAGTTGTGTGCCTACACAGGCCCTTTGGGAATGCCTTTGTACAGGGCATTATTTTGTAAATATATTTCACTATTGCAAGTATGGAATTTATTTCGTAACTTTGTACTATAAGAAATGAATATTTAACCACTGCCAAACGGGGAAACGCAGCGCACCACAAAGGAGCGGAACAGCCCGAAAGATTTATGTGTACATTAAACGAGACCTTAAAGAAGGTAGGAGAAAACGCCAAAGGTAGTGTCAAGGTAGAGAAAATGAAGGCCGAAATTGCCAAGGTTGCAGCCAGGTATTACGCACCTTATCGCCACGCTCTTATTAGTGAGTTGTTCAAGGGTGCCAGTGAGGACGAACTTAAGGCAGAACTTGCAGCCTTTGACGCTGACACCAAGAACGGCACACAGTTAGTTATCATCGCAGCCGACACCAAGGTGAACGCAAACGGACAACTCACAGATGATGAGGGGAACATTCTCGAAAATGCAGTATCTTTCGCCACCGTGATTTCTACCAACAAAGACGGTGAAATCACAAAGGAGCGTCAAGTGTTCCGTGTTCCCTACATCGCAGACACCGACCAGCGTAACAACCGTATTGTTGCCTACTGGGTGCGTTTCCGTGAGACGCGCGAGGAGTCATTTGCTGCAGCCCGTGCCGCCAAGGTTGACTCTATTAAGAAGGAGTTGCAGCCGTTGTCCGTTCAGGTTGAAACATTCACCAAGTACAACGTGCCCGTACCCGCTGAACTTTCAGAGAAGGTGGATGCTCTCAAGGCTGAACTTTCAAAACTGGGTGCGGAATAAACGCAGACGGAAACAGACGGAAAAGACGAAGGTAGGGAAATTCCTACCTTCTCTTTTTGTGCCCTGTCTTTCCAGGCCCTAAGAAATCCCCTGACGAGTCTTTGAGAATTAAGACGAAACCACAGATCTGTTCTGTGGTCGGGATAATCCTTTTGTGTTTTTCCTCAGTGTATTGTCCGGCTGAGCGAACGGACTGAACGATTTGAACGAACGAACGATGAATAAGAGTGAACGATTGATGAACGAGCGAATGATGTTTGTCACAAGACGTGGCCAGTCTGCTGAGATTCAGAGAAAGAACTGGCTGAGAAGACTTAGAACAAAGAGGTCTGCCGATCCCGAAGGATGGGTGACTGCAAAATTTGTTGGTCAGATGGGATTTACAAACTTTAATTTTTGTGCACATTCATGGAGAGCTATCAAGATGGAAGCCAAAATTATCGCTTCACTTCAACATGAGCCTATCGAAGTTTTGGATGCAAATACACTGATTCCATTATTCATATGTCTTCCTTGCTTTGATTCGCGTGAAGATATTATTTCATACACAGAACGTGCATTTCAGAATTAAGTACGATAACACAGAGCACAGGCGCAAGCCTGTAATGTGGCTCACCTCATGGTGAACGGTTGCAAGCCCGTGCAAACAACATTCAAACGGTGAAAATGTAACGTGGAGGGGCGCAAGCCATAGCCACTACCGCACAGAGAAACCGAGCGACAACGAGCGTTTTGAACGACTTCCAGCTAATTACTTGATTTTTGTCGCCAGTGGGAGTATTGCAGCCGACCGGCGGGGTGAAACTAAAGTCCCGCAAGCCCCGCAAGGGACGAGTGACTGTTACAAATCATATTCTTAGATTATTTCTCCCGTGAGGGAGTACGATAATAACGGATAGCTACTGTCCGAGAGCGACTTGAGCAATCAAGTACGATGAACGAGTGAGTTTATCGTGGTGGTTCCCGCCAAGAGTACGAAAGCACATTTAATCACTTTAGGATGCTACGCAGTATGCAGGGCTTTGATGGTCAGGCAGCTGGCAATGAAAGACATTAAGGGTGCAAGACCCATAGCATAAAGAACGGTTTGACAGTACGATTCATAAAACTGCCACACGGAACGGTTGCAAGTAAAGAGGCCCGAAAGGGGACTTGCAGGAGAGAACGAGTACGATAACAAAAACGAAGTTCCGGAGACTACGGGAGAGAGCAGGGAAACCTGCTCTCTCTTACTTTCAACCAATTAAAAACAAGTACGATTATGATTAAGAGAATTGCTTTGCATCTTATCGCCCTGGTGGTACTGATGCCGTGTATGTTGGTGTTTAATATCAGCGAGAAGTTATGGGTAAATATCCTTGGACTGATTTATTGTTGCTATTTGTACATCATCCTGAACGAGAGCGATGCAGCCAAGCGTTTTGTTCGTCGTTACTACCATGAGATCCTCCGTTTGCAGAACATGTTGTAGTTTCTCTGATTTTTGTGGCAGAAGGCTGCAAAAATCGCTCACTTTCAACCACTAAAAATGAACAATATGTATTACGTAGAGATTGACAACGGAGAGAGATTCTATTTTGGCGACGATTTCAACGCTGCCGCAGTGTTCAACCATGCCGTGAATGACAGGCATTAGTCTTCTTTCGGCCATTGTATGGCCGAGCTATTAACCAAAGTACGATTATTATGACAGACAGAAAATTTGAGCATCTTACTGATGTGGTTGATTTCTTCAGTTGGAAGCAGTTCGACGAGAAAGAGAGGTTTTCTTTGAGTGAGGACCAGCGAAGACAGCTTACCGAGGTACGCGACGAACTCGAAGACTATTCGAGGTCTGGCGATGCGGTTGCAGATCTTTGGCTTGAATGTGCGAACGAGTTGCTGAATTAGTCTCTTGGAGCCTGTTGGCTCCGCTTATAACCAAAACTTACATGATATGAAAAGAAATGCTTTACTTAGGACGAGTGCTATCTTCAAGTGTATTGTCACATTCAAGAACGGCACTCACGCAGTTATCAGAATGACCATTGACATGGTAGCGAAAATCACGTATGAGTTCAGGGAGTTTCAGCGTAACATCTTCTCAGAGACATGGCTTCTCTGGGTGAGCGCAACGGAGATTCTTAACATCACAGAGATTCGTTCTTGCAAGTTCATCAACGAAAACACTGGTGTTGAGTTCCTTACGATTGATTAGTCTTTTGGGAATCTTGCATGATTCCCGCTATTCACCAATATTCAAGAGTATGTTACAATCAGAGTTTTACGACAGGACGCACGTTACTCTCTCAGCAGAGCAGTACGGCGAGGTAGAGAACATCTACAACAGGTGTCAGATGGATAAGGACGAGTTCTGCAGGCTGTGGCTTGAGAATCGTGACAACAAAATCATCAAAGAACTGATGGACCACATCATGAACACCGAAAAGAAGTTGTATTTTGCAAAGGAAAAAGCTGCCAAATGCGACAAAGCGATTAATGACGAGCGCGAAAAATGTAAGGAGCACATTGAGAGCCTTGGGCGCAAGGTCGTTGCGAACATCGACGATGAAACAAAGTTATACGATGCCATTGAAGAGGAGTTCACGCTTGATTTCATCATCAAGGTCAAGTTGCAGGAAAACATGGATCTCGATCTGCACGAACGGCAGCACCTCATTGAGAAACTTTAGTCTTCGCAGCCGAACGGCTGCACTACAACCAAACTATCAGAATTATGAAATATATGGCAACGTTTGATGCTTGGAAGTTGGGAACTTTCGACATCATTTTGGAAAAGTACGATGCAGATTGCTGTTCTCACCCAGGCCCGTGTGACTTGGATTGTGAGCGAACGATTAATCTTGATTATGTCAAAGAACAACTCAAGGAAATCACCTCTGAGCAGATCCGTCAGGTCTTGATAGACTATGGCCTTGAAGATGCCGACGAGAAAGACCGCAAGCAACTTGAGACGTATATTGTCTGGCTTGCAGCGGGTGACATCATAGACGGGAACTGTACTGAATGTTAGTCTCTATCGGGCAGTGCCCGACTATAAACCAATTTAACTTATTATTAGAGGAGATATAGTTTATGAAAGAAACATTTTGCCCTTACTGTGGTTCTGAGAATATTACTATTCAGGCTACAGACCTTTTAGAGTGTAATGATTGTAAAGAGTTGTTTACTCATGAAGATGTAGAACATAATATTCTTCGTGATAAAATCAGCAGCATCTGCTCTGCTTTCGAGGCAACTGAGGATAATCCCATTAACTGTATCAGGGAGGATGCTATGGAACTCCACATAGAAGGCATTACAGAAGCAGCACAGGGACTTTCTGAATCAGAGAAGCCACAGGTAAGCACTGTTTTCCATGATCCGGAAGGAATCGTGTGGATTACCTTTTTAGAATATCCTTTTGGGGGGTCGCCTTGTAACAGTGAACCAATGGAACTTGATAGTATTTCTATCAATGATTCTCTGAAAGAAATTCTGTCGTGGCTTGAAGAAAACCTGAGTGTCAACGCTCTTGGAAGATGTTAGTCTCTATCGGGCATTCGCCCGAACTATTCACCAATATTTTTGATTATGGAATTTGTTCACACAGAAATCAAGGAGCATCCTCTACGAGATTGTTTAATGTTGTGGATTCCAGAGCTTCCTTTTGTGCCTCCTTTGTTTGGAACAAAGAAGGAATTAGAAGAAGCGAGAGTATTTGCAGAACAAAAAGCAGAGGATTATCTTAAAAGTCACTAAATCATTGAGATATGGCACAGAAGAAAGTAGAATGGTATTGCTTTACCGACAACAAGGATTGGGGCCGTTTTTTCATTGGCAAGGCCAGTACGAAAAGGGAGGCCGTTGACATGGGCAAGGTAGCGAACAAAGGTAAGTTCGTGGTTGAGCCGCGTCGTAAATGGAAGTAGTCTTTAAATTGCGCAATCGCCGATTGCGTAATTACTCTAACCAATTCCATAATATATGAGCAGAAATTATCACTACGAGTATTTTGCCTATACTGACAATTTGAATTATGGCCGTGTGTATCTTGGCCAGGCACGTCAGCGTTGGTATGCACAGATGATTGCAAAAAAGGCAAACAAAGGATGCTATGTCATAGAAAAGCATCGTGTGTACGAAAATTAGTCTCTTGGCTTCCACTGAGAGGCCGCTATGTTTCACCAACAAATTATGAAGAATATGGAAAGAAGAGAAAAAGTTAATGCCTTACGAGAGTTAGCTGTACGCTCTGGCCGCAACATTAGCATGGATCCCGACAGATGGGGAGAGCACATGCTTGACAGCCTTGAAAGCAGTCTTGACAAATTCCTTTCGCAGATTCCTGACGAGTTGAAGGATGAAATGGAAGATGCCTACATTGAGAAATACAAGGAATGGCTTTACGCTCAGAGCCGGTGCTTCTCTCAGATGATTACAGGTGCAGGAGGCTGGACTCCTGCCGTGCATCGCAGACATGAGAAGACGAACGCTGCCGAACATGCTGCCTATGAACGGCTTCAGACTTGGGCAGAGAGAGTCATCAAACGATGCAACCGTCAGGAACGTCTCACGGGATGGGCCGAAGTTGAGCGTCTTCAGGAGAAGATAGACAACCTTACGAGATCTCAGGAAATGATGAAGGCCGCGAATAAGATTGTTCGCGACAAGAAACTGGCCGAGGTCGAGAAGGTTGACGAACTTGTTGCACTCGGATTCCGTGAAGAAGTCGCCATTGAAATCCTGCACCCTAAGTATGATTGGATGCAGCCTGGATTTGCTTCTTACAGTTTGACCAATAACCTTGCTAAAATCAAGGATGCAGAGGCGAAGATGAAACGTCACGCTGCAATGGCAGAGAGAGCAACAGAAGGTGATGAAGTCCACGAATATGAGTGGGGAAAGCTCGTTGTTGCGTTTGGTGACGAACGCTACCGCTTCATTTTTGACGGCAAGCCTTCTCAGGAAATCATCAATCTGATGAAGTCGAACGCTTTCAAGTGGAGTCCCGCCAATTCTGCTTGGCAGCGTCAGATCACTACCAATGCAAAGTACGCCGTGAAGCGTATGATTGAGGAGCTTAACAACATGTAGTCTTTTGTCCCGCCTTGCATGGTGGGACGCTATTAACCAATTCTACAGATTATGATGAAGATATTATCAAAGGACAATTTCAGCTTCTTTGAAATCAAGGAAGACTGCAGGGAGAATTTCAATGAGGTACGTTGGACGGACCTCTCTGACTTCCACAAGAACGCTCTGATTTGGATCGGCGATGCCATACGTGGCGATAAGTCGCAGCATTTCTGGTGTAACGGCTGCTACTGTTGGTATGTTGACGAGAAGCAGAGCCATGAGCAGGGTGTATGGATGACACAGAACGGCATAGCCATGTTCGAGGACATCACCGAGAGAAAGCTCTATCGCATCGAGTTCGTTTAGTCTCTGAGGGAGGGGACAGATTGTACCCCTCCTTGCACATTTAACCCCTAATTTTATAGAATATGGAACAGACAGCAGTTGTTACCGATGCTCAGCGCATCAATCAGATTACCGGCCGTCCTATGGCCGATTGTGAGAAACAGGCTCAGCAGATCGCAGAGTGCATCCGTGAAATGTCCTCTCGCGTCGTTGAGTTCTACTACATGAAGAAGGATGGAACGAAGCGTCAGGCTTTCGGCACGTTGCAGCCGGAGGTGATTGTGCCTCTTATCAGCAATGCGCCCGAGCGCAAGCCGAATCCCGACCTCGTGACGTACTACGACACCGAGGCACAGGGTTTCCGTTCATTCAAGAAGGTGAATTTCGTGGAGTACGTTAAAGTCCCTGAAGCATGAGCGGTTTTGTAAAGAATGCCTGGGCCTTCTTCCTCATGATGCTCTTGTTTGGTGTGTACACCATTCCGATTATCGTTGCCATCGGGATTGTTGCTCTGCTCATTGCGAGATACAAGCCCGAATGGTTCAACAGAGTGTAGTCTTAAGCCGTGCAAAGGACACGGCACCATGATTCACCAATCTTTTACAAAATGACAGAAATAGCAAAATTCGCCTGGACTTTGGTCCTTGTAATCTTCTTTGTAGGTATGAAGGCTTTCATCATTCTCTTGGTGATTTTAGCCCTCATTGCAGTACTCTACATCATCAATCCTGATTGGTTTAAGCCGAAGTAAGTCTCAAGCCGTGCAAAGGACACGGCACCACCAACCAATTAAATTTTACGAATATGAAACATGAAGATTTTAGAATCCGCTACAATGAAATCATGTTCGACGAGCGCGACGTGATTAAGTCATTCTTAGAGCGTCAGGCCGACATTCGCTATGGTAAGCAGATGTGGGAATGGTGCCTTAACAATGTTCAGGTGATTGCCGTCAATGGTTCCCTCTATTATTGTTACGAGATTTTCCTCGAGGATGGCGATGTGAAGTTTAGGATGAAACCCGCAATCGATTGGCAGGGAGAGACAGAAGTTTGGGAATGTTCAAATTTCGCTCTTGGTGAGCTTTCAAAGATTATCGATGCTCTGCCTGAGATTGAGAAGATCATCCGTACCAATGCAGAATCTGACTTGAAGGAGTTCTGCAAGGATTGTTCTGTCAATCTCGAAGGTGAAGAGTTCCGATGGGAGGTGGGCTGTGCTGGGTACGAAGTCCAGGAGATTGCCATTGACAACAAAGGCGACTTGAATTGCTTAGTCATGCACACAGATTCCCTTGGCAAAAAGACATTCCTCCAAGTCGATCACTTTGACTTGGATATTACTCAGAAACTCCGCGACCATGTGCATGTTGTCATTCTGCATCGAAGCAAAGAGTATAAGAAGTTGATGGAGTTACTTGAGAAATTCGATAATCTCCGTTGCGACTTTGAACACCCTGATTACTTCATCACACCTGTCGGTACAGACCTTACTTGCATGGTTCTTTCTGTTTACAGGAATGCAGATGAGCTGTATGTATTGACAGACCCAGGCGAGCGCATTGGCGATACATTCCTCTTTAAAGAGAAGGATTTGAAAGATTGTAATCTTGCCATCTGTATTGAGGCCGTCAAAGACATGTTGCCTGTGAAGATGATGACAGTCACTGTCTCTGAGGTACGCTCTCGTATTATCGAAGTCGAGGCAGATGATTTCAACGAAGCGAAGAAGAAGGCCAAAGAGGTGCTTGAAAAAGAGCCTCTTAATGACGGCGATTCCAACGGAATCCAATTCCTTTAGTCTCTCGGGAGCCGTGCACGGCTCCTACTATTATTCACCAAAATTCAAAGTAATATGATAAAGATAGACACTTACGAACTTGCAAAGGAAGTTCAGAAGATTGAGATCAGAAATCTCGTTGAAGCAGTCAAATCCTATGGTGGCAGAGTCACGTTCTGTGATATGGATGCCGTTGATGGAGAGCAGACTGCTGACGTTAATGAGAGGGCTTGCGTCATGGTAAACGTTGACAACGTAGGCCCTATCGATGTCTATATCAATTCCGTAGAGGTCGATGATGATTCTCACCTCCATATCAGAGGCGAGTACAAAGACGATTTCGGAGAGTACGACATCGACGCGACAGATATTGCCGTCGGCCACATCGGATTTATCACAGATCTGATTCCTTTCAAGAAGGGAATGAAGAAACTCTGGCTTCGCCTTGGTGTTGAGGTTGACGCTACAGACGAAGAGGTTGAGGACATCATCGAGAACAAAGGCAGCTGGGGCAGATTCAGCATCCAGCAGATTATCGAGGATGGCCGTTTCAGACTGTCGGGACTTACCGTAGTGCCGGAGGAAACCATCGAAGATTTCAACAAGGAAGAAGGCTCTCAGTTTGAGGTCAAAGATGTAGAGTACGATTACAAGTCATAATTGTAGTTTTTAGTTGGTTGGGGTGGGAGAGCTTGCGCTTTCCCGCCTTTCTATTTCACCAATCTTACAAGAATATGGAAATATTTATCAATCCAAAAACTGCGATGCAGCAGTATCATGATTTCAAGGAGAAGCACCCTAATC